AATCTTTTAGCTGTTAAAATACAATTAATTGATTTAAAAAAAAATGGAAGGAGCTACTGAAGCATGGAATACTCTCTCTTATGGAGAGGGTTTTCTTTTTACCTTATGGCTTATTGCAGTTTACTATGTAAAGAAAAGAATAGATTTTTATTTCGAAAGAAAAGCTTTTTATAACAAATAATACTAATCTGTAGGTTTTGGATCTTCTTCAGCGTAGGTTTGACCTAAATATGTCTCTTTATGATTATGAGCAATTCCCAAATCGTGCATTCTAGCATGCTCTTTTATAGTGTCTCTAAGCGTATTTGATCCAGCTCCTATTGTAAGGTGTAATCCATAACTTATTAAAAATAATAAAATTAAACCAATAAAAGCAACCATCTGCCCTTCTGGAGACAATCCTTCATATGTTCCATGAGGAATTAAATTTAAAAAAATCATCTATACTTTTTTTGATTCTTTTCTACCTACAGTATAGAGATAATATGTTCCAACGACCACTATAAGTGGTACAAAAATAGAATGCATTGTTATCATCATCTGTAAATCTGATAATCCTGTATATTCTAAATCTGCCCAAGTTCCTGGAAGAGTATATACTGGAGGGTTAGATAGAAAATAATTCATAACTTAGATACCTTAAGTTCGTTTAAGAGAGTAGTCCAAACACCTTTCTCCTCCTTGAAAATAAGTAAAAGATTATGAT